ATCAAATCCCATACCTACTCACCTCAAGCGAGTTGGTATGTCACCATGACAAAGATATTTCCCAATACAGGGAATACTTCGGTATCAATCACAGAACTCGTACTGCTTGAATCAGCAACCGCTTGAATGAGGTCTTCAACTGCCGCCGCCCATGTAGCCGCCGCATTTACCTCTTTAGGCGAGAAAGGGCCGAAGCACTTTACGCCAATCTTGGTTAGTGATGCCATCGTTAGTCACCTCAAGAGCGGCGACCAATTGCGATGAATGTACCTGCTTTGACAGGGAAACCACCGTTGCCAGCGGCAATGAGTAGGGAAGTACCGTTGATAAGACACAAGTTGTTGAAGTGAACATCTTGTGCATCAGCCGCACCGCCTGTGTCAGTGATTCCCACTGCTGAAAGCGCACCAGTACCGTTAGTGCCAGCAAAGTCAATGCTTGCGAGTTGAGAACTCAAATCAATAGTGAGTGTTCCTGTGTCACCTGCGGTATAACTACCTGTGATAATCATTCGGTCACCGAAAACGGTTGGTCTTGGGTCAATTGTTGCTGTGCTTGCCGCCATTATTGTTCATCTCCTGTTGTTTCTTCGCTGGGTTCAACTTCACTTAAAGATTCCTCAACCGGTGTAGGGTTCAAATGTTCCTCAACCAGTTTGAGTGCGGCTGTCTTTGTGAGATAGCCAGCACCCATAGGTACTTCTTGTGCTTTTAGCCAAGCAAGAATGTCTTTGCGACTCCAACCCGTGTCGGGCAAGCCGTCATTGTCTGCATCTATGGTAATACCATTATCACCTTCAATCAAGAAGCGTGATGCGGGTAGTGTGTGTCGCCACTCGTCAAGCCAATGTTGACTTACTTCAACAACTTCACCACGAGTCCACATACCCATTGTATGTCGCATTGGGCGTTCAAAGAACGGTCCTAAAAAGGTCACAGTAGGCATTTAGCCCACCTCAAACAACGAGCATCATCAAGACGACTGATTCAGTGCCACCGCTCACATTCTTCAAGATGAGTGGTGTTCGCTTGTAAAGTTCTGTGTTGTCGTTGGTTTGCACTGGTGTGTTGCCAGTGAGTGTAATCGAAGTTGCTGTGAGTTCCTTGATAGTACCAAGATGCGCCCCCTCAAGAGTGGTGATAACATCACCAGCACTGAATTGAGTGGTTGCATCAACAGTATCAACGGTAGCGACACTTTGACTTGTCAAAAAGTGTGAGCCATCGTTAATCAAAACACCTGTTGCAACGGATTGCATCATCAATGGGTCGAGTGAAGCACTGTCACCCAACCATTGGCAACTTGTGTGAACAATGTCACTGCAAGAACCGGAAAGGGTAAGAGTTGCGTTGTCAGTAGCGTTTGACCACTTAGCGACAATCAATCGTGGGTTGTGAACTTGGCCGGAACCATCGGAGTTCGATGCTTGGAAACCGGTAATGCTACCGGGGTATGTTCCGTTAAAGCCGTCAAGCCACTTTGTTTTGTCTTGGTCAACACCGCCCTGCAAGGGTAGGTCCATCATTACATGGATTTCGCCCGCAGATGGTGTGTATGTCAAATTTCGGTATGTAATTGCTGCCATATTATGTCATCTCCATTATTTTTTTCTCATCCACCATCACTTAAGGTCACGAATTGAAGCGTGTCCTCCGAAGAAAGTCGTCCATAGTTCTCCCATAGTTCGGTACATTCCTTCTTGTCCAAGACGGTTGATTGCGAATGGGTCACCAGTTTCAATACCACTCTCGAAGTATTGGGTCGGGATAGCGGTTGAGAAGTACAAGTAGTCCGTATCAAGGAAGTACATGCGGCTCAAGGTGTCTGCTTGAACATCCTTAGATGGGATGATTGGGACACCGTTGTAGGTAGCGACGATGAATCCGGCTTCGATACCGGGAACACCCTTCACACCGTTGTAGGTAGGAGTGATTCGCTTCTCTTCCATGAATCGCTGTTGCGACTGTAGGAGTTGTTGAAGGCGCATCAAAGTGTCATATCCTGTAAGGATGACCTTTGGGTTGCCACCACGAGTCCAGCACTTTTGGAAGATGGTGTCCAAGTGGTCGAGGGAAAGAGTTCGGTCAGTACCGGAGTTCTCATCGTGTTCTGCAAGGGACCAAGAGTTTGCACTTCGGTCGATTGAGTAAATGTCTTCGTTAGCGGAAGCAGATGCACCGGTTGTGATTCGGTCAAGTGACTCGAAATCGTTGCCAGCGGCGGTAGCCTTGTCAACAAGAAGCATCTTGTTGATATGCTCGGCGTGGTGCTTACCCATTTCTTCCTTGAGGATTGAGCGAATGTCGCCCAGTCCGTCATCCTTGTCAGCAAGGAACATTGCGGTTTCGCTCATGTCGAAGGTGTGAACCACAGTCTTCGGCTTTGCGGCAATGTGTTGGAAGGTAGGCTTGGTGGTGTCCGGTAGGGTTGCGTTTTCTGCAACACCGCCGCCAACAGTAAACGAAGGTCGTGCAGTGATGACTCGCCATCCACTGCGTTCCCACGGTCGCTTTGGTAGGATTGAAAAGGCGTTGAACTCTTGGTTCAATTGGGACCAAACTTTGCGACCATAAATCGCTTGGTAAGTACCAGCAGTTGTGGACAGCATAGGGCTGTCAGCCTTGAGCAACTCACTACCGGAGTAGGAATAGCCCATTGCGTTCCCTGCGCCGTAGTAGTATCGTTCCATGTCAGTTACGCTTCGGATATAATCTCGTGCCATATATTTCACTCTCCATTATTTTTTTTGTTTTTCAAGCCCCTCGTGTTACCGATGCGGCGAGATTGTGTACTTCATCCCAAGACATGTTGCCCAAGTCTTGTGTGGATGGGACTTCAACATTAGATGTGGAAGCCGACTTTTGAATTGATGTGCCGGAAATGGCGATGTTGTCAATTCGCTCACTTAGAGCGTTGATGGACTTCATCACTTCATTGATTGGGGCACGAGCATCGAACTCGGCTTTTTCAGCCTCATGCTTTGCGATTGCCATTTCTTTGCTCAATCGGTTAGAGAATTGAGATTCAAGGTCACCACGGAATCCTTGTTCCAATGCGGCGGCTTTGTACACTTCGTATGCGGCTTCAATATCACTTGAAGAAACATTGCTGTGGTTAAGGTAGCCCTTGCTCATCGAAACAGGTCCGAGTGCGCCGGATGGGGTCTTACCACCGGATGAGGTGATAGCGTTAATTGCACCAGTGGAAGGTGAACCGTTTTCTTGTCCACGGCCACGGACTTGACCAGCAAAGTAGTCAGCACCGTCAACAGCGTCGGGATTGTCAAAGCCACCAAGTTGTGCCTTCTCCAAGTTGTCGAAGTGAGAGCGTGCTTGCATTGTGTCAACACCAGCAGATTTGAGGGTGTCTTCCATCCAGTTCAAGTATTCAGCGGTGATTACATCGCTGTATTCACTCTTTGCGTAGTTCATCTTATCATCATCATTAGTCATAGGTTCATCATCCTTTTTGTCTTCGTCTTTTTTGTCAGCGAATGGGTTTTTAGATTCTTTCTTTTCCTCTTTGGGGTCGGAATCATCTTTTTTGTCGTTCATGTGTTCTTTGAGGCCGGGGGGCATTTCGCCTTTTTCCATTGCGTCAAGTCGGGCTTCGAGTCTGCTCATAACATTGTTTAAGTCATTTTCTGTGGTCATGTTGGTGTCCTCCTTTAGAATGCGAAATTGTGCTTCGGGGTTAATTCCTTTTTCACAAATCGTAATCTCATGTAGTTCCATCTTACTAATTTCTTGGTAATCTCCATGTTCTCCATCGGACTTTCGCACTCTTTTGAACGCTTGTCCTCCAATGGAAAATCCTTGCAAATTACCCTTACGGATTTCTGCGGCCACTTCACGAGCCTTTTCAATGTCGTTGCGAAGTGAAACAACCACAAACATACCAGTATCGTCAACTTCGGATTTCCACATCCTTCCGTTTGAGTCAACATAGGAGTCAATAACTTCTCCCACTTGAATGTTAGAGTGAGCGAGTTGCACATTGCGGAACTTGTCACTCTTCATAAATCCGCCAAAAGCATCCTTTAGTGCTGAACGGGTAATGAGGTCGCCTTGCTTGTCCACCAGTTCAACTGATGCGTAGCCAGCGATAACCATGTCGGAACTGCCCTTGATGAGAGCAATGCCGGAGGTAGGTCGCTTGAGGGACAACATTACCCTCCGATTCATTGTCATGGTATATAGAATGATACTATTACACTGAAAGAGTTGGAGTATCGTTTTCATCGTCATAAACGATGGACTCGTCTTCATCGGTCTTCATTTCAATGTGTTTTATTGGCTTTTTCTTTTTTTCTGCGGAATCGGGTTTTATTTCCCCTTCATCCGGTCTTTTCTTTCCGTCATAATCCGGTAAGTTGCTTTCTTCGGTTAATTTTGTAGGACCGCTTGGAGATTCTATAGGTGTAGCCATATCAATTCCTAAGCC